CTACCGCTTCGGCGACTGGGACATCGCGGCCGGCCAGTATTTCTCGACCTGGAATTACGACGAGCACGCGTGCGAGCCGTTCGACATTCCCGCCCACTGGCCTGTCTGGGGCGCATTCGATTACGGCTTCACTCACCCGACGGCGTTCTATCTGTTGACCGAGTTCGATGGGACGGTATTTGTCACCGGCGAGCACGTAGAGGCGAAGAAACTGCCGCGAGACCATGCCGAGGCGATGAGTCGAATCGCGTCCAAACACGGCCGAGAGATCTCCGAGATTCCGGTCTTCGCAGGCGCGGATGTTTTCGCGAATAAGGGCGACGAAAACGCCAAGACCATCGCGCAGCAGTACGCCTCTTTCGGTGTCCACATGGTGCAGGCGCCGATGGACCGCATTTCAGGGTGGGGCGAGATGCTTGACTTGCTCGGCGATCCCGGGCGCAAGGAAAACCCAATCGCCGCGCGCCTCAAGATCACCAAGGACTGCGAGCGGCTGATCGAGTGCATTCCCGCCTTGCAACACAATCCGAACAAGCCGGAGGACGTGTTGAAGTGGGACGTCGATGACGAGGGCAGCGGCGGTGACGATCCAGGGGACAGCGTACGCTATGGCCTAATGGCCCGGCAGCAAGAATGGAAGACAGCGTAACGAATCGAATAATTGACGCGAAGAATATGGACAATAGCAATCGCCATAGTGATCGAAGGACCGTGCAATGCGTCAAATGCGGCAACGTCCTCGCTGAATGTACGGATGAGGCTCTGTGCTTATTGGGTGCCGAGATTCGCCAGCCGGTCAAGATTTTCTGCCGCGCGCCAGGGTGTCGAGGTTATAAATTGTGGACTCCTCAAGATAAGCCTTTACCCGACACGGGCATCACGCTAGAATTCTGCCGGGCCATTGTGGCCGACATTTCCAATTTGGCAGCCGGGAAATAAAAGCCCGGCACTACGCGAGATGAGCGCCGCGTTCGTTCTCAATCGAGAGCGGACGCGGCGCTTTTCGTTTTTATGATTGAAATCCCTGATCGCATCATCGAATACAGCTACGATTGGCACCCAGAGGCCGACAGCCAAAAAACTCCGAGCCTGTGGGCGTTGCTGTATCAATCGGTGAAGGCCGCGCTGAAGTTTCGCTTCACGGGTTATGGCGGCTCAACGGGGCAATCTTGGGGCAGCGGTTGGAATTGGAGCTTCGGCAATTATGGGAACTCCCGCATCAATTACGCCCTCGAAGCCGGCAAGCTGACGCAATCATCGCTTGTGATGGCCGCCGTTAACTGGCTCGGCCGTGTGTTACCCGAGGCCCCGCTGCAAGTGGTCGAAGCCGACGCCGACGGCAAGGAGAAACCGATCATCGGCCATGCGGCCATCAAGTTGCTGAATCGGCCCAATCCGTTTTACAGCGGCGCCCAGTTGTGGAAGACCTTCGCGCTGTCGTGGATTACGAGCGGGAATCCGTACTTCTTGAAAGTTCGCAACGGATTCGGTCAGGTCGTCGAATTGTGGTACGTGCCGCCTTCGATGATTGGCCCGCGCTGGCCCGAAGACGGATCGGAGTTCGTCAGCTACTACGAATATATGGCCGACGGCCGCATCGAGCGGATCGAAGTCGAAGACGTCATCCATTTCCGCGACGGCGGCGACCCGGCAAATCAAGGCCGGACGGGCCTTTCCCCTATCGCATCGATACTCAGAGAAATCTGTGGCGATAATGAAGTGGCCACCTACCAATTCCTCCTCTTGAAGCACGGAGGCGTCCCGCCGGTCGCGCTCGCGCTGAAAGACGGCGTGAACTCGATGAACTTCGATCCTGAGAAGGTCAAACAGGATTACATCCGCGCGACCACCGGCGACGAACGCGGCAAGGTGTTTGTCTCGAATCGGGCGATTGAACTCACCAAGCTGGGCTTCAATCCCACTGAAATGGACCTGAAGGTCCTGCGCCATCTCCCCGAATCGCGCTTCGCGTCCGTCATTGGCATCGCCAAGGAGACATTAGGCTACGGCGCCGCTGATGAAAACAGTACCTACAACAATGTCCAGTCCGCCGATGAGCGCTCGATCCAGTCTTTCGTCCGGCCTCTCTGGGGGTACATCGAAGACGAATTGACACATCAACTCGGTCCCGATTTCGAGCTGACCGACAATCAACGATTTGCTTTCGATCTCTCCGAGATCGCCGCTCTGCAGGAAGACGAAAACGCCCTCCACGAACGCGCACAGAAGAATCTGGCCAGCGGCGGCATTACGGTCAATGAGTACCGCGCGATGATCAATCTTCAGCCGCGTGATGACGGCGACGTTTATTTGCGTTCGAGCAGCGTGCAGGCAGTCACGCCTGAGATGGTCAAGGCCAGCATTCAATCGGCCCTCGTCACGCATCGCCGGACTATCCAAGGCGATCCGACGAACACAGACCCGTCTGGGAACAATGGCAATAATCCGCCTCAACCATTGAATGGTCGGGATAACAACCCGATCAATTGAGGCCCCAACTGTTGATGGCAACTATATGAAATCACAGATTTATTTTGGCGACGTTCTGAAGGCGGTTGATGATAACGGCACAATCGGCGGGTATCTTGTTCGTTTCTCGGATGACGGCAAGCACAAAGACCTGTCCGGTGAATATTTCACCAGCAAGACTTATTTGGGATCGCACGACGGCGACGGCGTTGACACGATCTTCCATCACGGTCAGCCGATTCCTGTCAAATCCAACCTGACCGCAGCCGTCAAAAAAGAGATAGTCGAGCTGCAGGATAGCGTCTTCGCGCCTGTGAAGACCAAACGTGATGCGGTCGGCATATGGGCCGAAACGGTCATGGATATGGCGGACAATTATCAGAAAGTCGTCTTCGGGTTGGTCAAAGCCGGGAAACTGGGATGGAGTTCGGGGGCCGTGGGCCATCTGGTCAAGAAGTCCAGCGATGGACAGATTACCAGATGGCCTATCGGTGAAGCCTCAATCACGCCCTGCCCTTGCGAGCCGTTGAATCGGGCCTTGGCGGTTGATTCGCTGGATACGGTCAAGTTCGTCGCGCTCGATGATGACGATCCGACGCCGCCGGTGATTCCTGACAAGCCCGCCGGGTTGTCAGCCAAACTCAGCCAACTCATTGACGATCTGGCCGATGACAAAGGACGCGACCGCGCTTCGATCATCGCTCGAATGGCGCGCGAAGCCGGGATTGAGGTCAAGGCCGTCGAGGCGATCCTGACCAATCAGGAGCGGCCAACAGACGCGCGATTGAAAGCCTTTGCCCGCGTCCTGAATGTGAGCTTCGATGCGCTCAAAGCCGAGCGGTCGCTTGATCACAATCTGACGATCAAGGGAATGTTTGAAGAGGCTTTGGCCGAACACACGCCCAGCCGATGGGAGCTTGAATCAACCTATTGCACGATCATCAAACGACTGGCCAATGCAGCGGCAGCCGCGGCGCTGGCGAGTATCAAGTTTGATCTCGAAGCGAAGGTCAAAGAAGCAACAGACGAATATACCAGTCTGTTGAAGGCGCATGCCCTCGCTCAAATCCAAGCCTGGATGGACGAAGGCGCAGACGATGATTTTTATCTGAAAGCGATCATAGATTCGGAGGCGAGCGTGAAGGCTCTCGCTGGAGCCGATCTTGATACGCATGCCCAATTGGCGGTGTCCGCCTTGCGGGACATAGCAGCCCGGTTCCGTGGTGTCCACGAAGGCCGGATTAAAGCGGGCCGTGTTCTCTCAGAGAAGAATCGCCAACGCATTGCCTCATTGATTGAGCAAGGAAAAGCGGTGTTCGCTGACCTGCAATCTCTACTCGATGAGTCTCAGCCGATGGCCGATGACACAGCGAAACGCGCGGTCCTAGCGAAACATCTGGCGCTCAAATGGGAGCGCCGTCAATTGATAGGAGCGTAGGAATCATGAAAACCCTTGCAGAACTACTCGCCAGTGGGACGATGGCCGAAATCGCCGAGGTGATGAAAGCCAACACTGAGCGCTTTCAAAACCTCGCGACGAAAAGCGCCAACACGCAGGACGAATTGGCCGAGATGACTCGGCTCGATGACGAGACGGAACAATTGCAGGCGAAGTACGCCGATCTGAAAAAGATCGAAGACGCCAAGGCTCGCAACGCCGACCGCGTCAAGGCGTTCAAGACTCCCGTCAATCGCCCGCCCTTCGGAAATGGCGGCGATGATGATCCTGGGAACGCCAGAAAAGCCTACACGCCGGCATATAGCTCTATCGCCAGCTTGAAACACATCAACGTCGGCACGCGTCAGGAAAATGAAGAGTTGGCGTATCGCTTCTTCAAGTTCTTCGCCGCGGTGTGCTTGCCGTTTGATTCCGGGCTTCGCGCGGCTTCTCGCACATATTGCGAAGAGAACGGCATCCCGGTAACGAAGGCCGTCAGCGAAGGCCGAAACGAAGAGGGCGGCGCTTTGGTCCCGGCCGAGTTCGATCCGATCCTCATCCGCCTCATCGAGCGTTACGGCCTATTCAGAGGCTTCACGCGGATGACCCCGATGGCTTCGGAGACCAAGATGCAGCCGCGTCGCACCGGCGGCGTACAGGCGTTCTGGGTCGGTGAAGGCAAGCAGATCACGGCGTCGAACCCGACCTTTGACAACGTCAATCTGGTCGCCAAGAAGCTGGCGGCGATCAGCGTAATGTCGTCTGAAATCACCGAGGATGCGGCCGTCAACATCGCCGATGAGCTGGCTTTTGAAATCGGCTATGCGATGGCGTTGTCCGAAGATCAGGCCGGATTCCTGGGAGATGGTACGTCAGCTTTCGGCTCGATCTTCGGGATCGTTCCCAAGCTCCGCGGGCTGGATGCGGCAATCGCCAACATTGCGGGATTGTTTCAAAGCAATCCAGGCGCTGGAACCGGCGCTGACTACGGCATCTTGGCACTCAGTGACTTCAACAACACCGTGGCTCTACTGCCGCAGTATGCCGATACGCCCAACGCAGGTTGGTACTGCCATCGCTCGTTTTACTACGGCGTGATGCAGCGGCTCGAACTCGCCGCCGGCGGTAATAGCGTAACGGAGATCGCCAATGGCGACCGCCGTCCGCGCCCGTTGTTCCTGGGCTATCCGGTCAACTTCACGCAGGTCATGCCTCGCATAGCGGCGACCAACCAAATTCCGGTCGTGCTGGGCGATTTAGCGATGGGCTCGATGATGGGCGACCGGCGCGTCCGGACGCTGTTCACCGATCCGTATTCGCTCTCGAACTTCGATCAGATCCAAGTGAGAGGAACGGAGAGGATCGACATCAACGTCTTCGACTTGGGCAACGCGAGCGCGACACCTGCGTTGCGTCAACCTGGATCAATTGTGGGCCTGGTCACTAAGGCGACCTAAACCATCCTCTTTCATGCGGCGGGCCAGAAGACTCGCCCCTTTAATTGGAACAAAGGAGAAACAAAATGCTTGATCTTCAAGCTGTGAAATTCGCTACCGTCCTTTCGCCGATCTCCGTTGCCGGCGGCGCGACCGCTGTGACCAACGACATCGACACGAAAGGCTTCCGCGCTGCCGCGTTGCTGATTCAGGCGGGCCTCGTCCCGGCTACAGGCGTCGCCACCTTGAAATGGCAGGAATCCGACATACTGGCCGGTCCTTACACGGACATCTCCGGCGCAACGCATACGGCTTTGGTTGACGCGAACGATAACGTCAACGTCGTCACCTTCCTGAATCTCAAGGGACGCAAGCGGTTCCTGCGATGCCTGTTGGTCAACGGGGCGACCAACCCCACGTTGCTCGCTGCGACCGCGCTTCTCTATCGGGCCGAAGAGTCGCCCGACACGCTGACCGAGCGCGCGTTGCTTGAGCAGTTGTTCGTCTAGCCAAAGGCAGAGATCGAATGATGATTCAATGCGCCAAATGCAGCGCAAAGAACGACCTCGATGAAGGGGTGAACCGGGAAAACGCTTATTGCCATTCCTGCTCAGCCCCTTTATCCGAGGACTTTCTACAACGACAAGTCGAGACAGTCGAGCATAACGCTCGCGAAATCCAAAAGATCGAGAGTCTTCGATGGAGACACAGACAGTCAAATTGATAAAACCTTGGGGCTTGCACCCCAAAGGAGAGCAGTTCGAAGTCGCGTCGGCGATTGCGGAATTGTTGATTCAATCGGGTCGCGCTGAGCTTATGCGCGCGCCTGAGCCTGAAGCAAAAACGCAAATTGCTGATAGCAATAGTTTGCCGCCTGCGACTCCGGTCAACGCGGCGGTGGCCGCCAGAGTTAACAAGAGAAAATAGTTAATGCCAACTGTTGACGATCACAAAGAGCTTGCGCTGGCCACATTGCGGCGATTCGTTCAGCCCGACACTGAGCCGAAGCTGGACGATACTGAGCTGAATGCGATTCTCGATTCAGTTCAGCGGGCCTCTTTTTGGGAAGCGTCAAAGGCATTCGTCTTCGGCGCCGTTGTCATGCCGATCACGCGGAACGGTCATCGTTTTGTTTGTACTCAGGGCGGACAAACGACGACGACCGAACCCGAGTGGCCGGCGCGCAACGGCGCCGCAGTAACCGATGGCGATGTGCAATGGCGTGAAGCCGGGGCCGCCTACGAAAACGTCTTCGATGTTCAGGCGGCCATTCAACAAAGCTGGTTGATAAAAGCGGCCAAGGCGTCCGTGCTGTTCGACCGCGACCGCCAGTTTTATTCGCAGATCCATGAGCATTGCAAAACAATGGCCGACTCGTTTGAGCCGATCAAATTCGCATGAATCCACTTATGAGCCTACTGGCCAAGGTACAAGCCGCCAACATCGAATGGGATCACCGGCTCAATCACGCCGGGCAGGGCGAAACGACCCAGATCGTTTTGATGCAGCGTCATGCGACCACAAACGCGCTCATTGATTTCTTGCCGATTGCTAGCTGGAAATACCGCGACCGCGGTTTCAATAACGAAAATCTGCCGTCTCAGGTGCTTTTTGAATTGCAGATCGCCGAAGCGCTGATCACCAAGGCGCAGGCGAACAAGACGGCGGCCATAAAGCATGGCCAACAGATTTTCCAGATCGTGCAAATCGCGCAGGGCGAGCCGGGCATCTTCCAGCCCAACGGCGCCCAACGATTCTGGCGTTTCTGGCTCGCGCCTCTGGAAGAATTGCCATGAGTTTATGCGGGCAGTTGAGAGAGGTGGGGAGCGTGAAGGATGGTCAGGGAACGTGCTTGCTTGTCAACGCGGTTTCATCCTTCGCAATACTGCTCTCAATTGTCCGCTCCAACTATTCGGAGACTGAGGTAAACAATGCCGGGAAGCAAAAGCGACTTTCTCGAAAATAAGGTGTTGGACCATATCCTGGGCAATACGGCGTACAGCGCGCCGGCGACTATCCATCTCGGACTATTCACTGTGGCGCCGAGCGATTCAGGAGGCGGGAGCGAATGCAGCGCGGGCAATTACGCGCGGAAGGCGATCACCAATAACACGACGAACTTCCCGAACGCGTCGGGCGGATCGAAAAGTCTCGGGGCGCAACAGGATTTCGTGCAAGCCAATGCCGATTGGGCGTTGGT